TAAATTCTCTAAGAGCACGAGTATAGATTTTGCCCTCATAGCGCAAGTTTGCACACTCTTCAGATTCTAAGAGTGCTTTTTTTTTCTCGAAAATCATTCGTTGCAAAATTCCCTTCATCGCCAATGTTTCTGTAGCAAAATGGCGTTTAGCAGAAGATCCTATTTTAAAAAACTTACTCCGCGCCTTTCGTACAGATGCAATCTGTTTTTTCACTTTCTTCAGATCGCCAACAAATCCAGGAATTGCCATAAGTTGCGCATAGATTTCCTCTCTTCGCTCTTGTTCTCTTTCGCGGTACTGCACTCGACCAATATCTTCAAGTTCCTCTGTTATTAAAGGATTTCTACAGAGATTGCATTGAAGTGGGGCTCTAGACACGTAGATTAAAAAACACTGCGTATGAAGTGTATGATTACAGGGTAATTCTATTTTTTTCTGCGCTAAGTCAATTGAATCTTGACATAGCGTACAAAAAAGAGTTCCAGATAGGTCCATTTAGTTGTTTGTTAATTATTATTCCCCTCCTTTATATCTACGCATAGAGGGAACGGAAACTCTCATCACCAGGATCCTTCTTCTTCAGGAAGAGTTGGATATGCTCCTTCTTGACGACAAACGGCAGACTGAAGTCCTTGATGTGGAAAGGGAGGTCCTTACTGTTGAAGATGCGCAGCATATTAATCTTCTGCATGATGCCCTCTACACAGCGCTTGAGTTGGCGGACTCCCTTCTCCTCCTTGGCATATTCCTCAATGACATACTGGAGTATCTCACTTGAGATACCAACTTTCTCCATAAGATTTACTTCCTTTAGGGCTGCGGGTACAAGATACTGCTCGGCAATCGCCAACTTCTCCTTTGCATTGTATCCCTGGAGTTCGATGACAATCATGCGGTCAAGGAGTACTCTGTCAATCTTTGTGATGTCATTACCACTGAACACGAACATCACCTTACTCAGGTCAATCGGCACGCCTGAGAGGTACTTGTCCTCAAAGTCACCATTCTGTACAGGGTCCGTAAGGTGAATCAGCATATTCTGAACCTCCTCACCCTTTGGCGTACCACTGATCTTGTCTAACTCATCAAACATCAGCACCATGGACATGGACTTCGCCGCAACGAAGGAGTTGACAATCTTGCCGCAGTGACTGCTCTCATAGACCAACTGGTGACCCGTGTAGGTCGTGGCATCCGAATCACCACCAAGACTGATGAACTGGAATGGCCAGTCGAGCGCCTTGGCAATTCCATTCTTAATCAGACTCGTCTTACCAATACCAGGAGGGCCCACGAGCAGAAGGCTCATACCGCGTGCACTCGGATTGGCAATCTTGCTTGCGATGAACTGGAGAATCTGAAGTTTGGCCTCCTCCTGTCCATAGATTGCATCCACCATGCAGCGACGAGCGCGGTCCATGAATGCACCACATGCATCTGTGCCATCCTCGAGTTTCACAGGGATATCTTTGTAGAGGCCGAAGGGAACACTTGTCAACTTCTCAAGCCAGGCGCGGAGCTTGAAGTACTCGCCACTACCAGGGTCAAGGCTCTGGAGGCTATTGTACTTGTTCAGTACCATGGCCTGCGTTTCCGTCGGGAGGCTCATGGAGAGAATCTTGAACATGAGCGGCTGCTCAGCGGCTGATGCAGATGACTTCTTCTCAAGAGCCTCAATCATCTGCTTCTGCTTTCCTTCTGTGAGGGCCTTGAACTGGTCAATCTGGTTATCAATTGTGTTCTCCTCAATGGGCTCCGTGACCAACTTTACGAAACGCTTAACAATATCAGACTCCTTCTTCATATTGTGACGCTTAGGAATCATACGCTCATCATCCTCTTCCAGAGCACCAAGAGTAATACTGAAACCACCCTTCTTAAAGATTGGCTCATCACCCTCTTCATCTTCCTCATCCTCCTCCTCATCCTCCTCCATATCATAGTCATCCTCTTCCTCCTCGTCTTCGTCCTCTTCTTCCTCCTCCTCCTCTTCGGACTCCTCAACCTTCTTCTTGCGGGAGGCAGACTTTGACTTCTTCCTGGGCTCCTCCTCTTCCTCCTCTGACTCCTCGCGGTCCTTAGAATCACGAGAACTCGACTTGGTCGACTTCTTATTTGCAAGGCGGCGGTTAATTCTCTCGCGCGCCTTCTGTGCAGCCTTACGAGGAGGCTTCTTACCAAGACGACGTGCAATTGAGGAAATAGGAGCAATCTCTTCACTTGGCGTTGTATCCTCTTCAAAGGAGGAACTATCATCTAAGTCTTCGTCCTCTGTTGATACAATTAGGTCGCGGATATTGCCCTTACTATCGACACTCTCGTCATCATCATCTGCCCGCCCCTTGCGGCGACGCTGCATCTGTGAAGCCGGACGGCTGCGTGAGCCGGAACCAATAGCATCCTTTCGAGAAGGCTTTTCATTCTTCTCGGACGAATCCTTAGTACTACGATTCTTGTGGGTGGGCATCCTATGCTTTTCCTTCATTTTTGCTTTTCTCTAAACGCAAAAAGGCCGCGCGGTCGATTCAAGTTTTTGGTTCGGATATTTAGTGCGTGCGATTCTTGCGAGTCGCCTTACGATTCTTACGGTTCTTGCGGCTCTTGCCACCCGCCTGCTTACGGTTGCGACGGCTCTTGCGGCCCTTGATGAGGTCGCCGACCGCGGCATTGAAGTGGGCCGTAACGCGGCGGCCGACACGGTTGACACCGCGCGCCGTCACACTTACAAGGCCCTTGGCAGTATTCGCAACCGCGCCCGCAGTGTTAGACGCAGCCATAGCAGTGTGCCCAAACGGGCTCCAGAGACGACCCATTAAACCACCTGAACGATTCTTGCGAGTAGAAGGCATTTTTTTCTACATAGTAAAAATGTTTTATATTCGTCTACTTTTGAAGATTATCACGAATATCCATGAGGGCAAATCGACTTTTCGGAACCAGACTCGGAAAGTCTTCTTTGGGCGAATTGAGTATTTCTTCTAGACGCACTCGGAGAACTTCGTAGAGTTGTTTACGTAGATTTATAAAGAATCCTGTATTTTTCTTGTGAACCACCTTTGACATTCTTAAAAGGCAGTCTGCATATTCCTGAACTTCATGTACTTTTCCTTCCACCCATCCAAGTCTTGAAATATTACAAATGAGAATTTCAAATGTCTTTTCAAGTGCGGCTAAATCAACTGTTTCCATAATTACAAGTTCAGCCAAGAATTGACTGTATCCGAGGCGATACTTCTTTTCAAGATTGCGCTCAATAAATTCTTTATAATTGGCTGAATCTGATTCATCCACATCATGGAAAATAGTCAAATACGCATGAAAGAGTTCGCTCATCTCCGTTTGAATTACAGGATAGGTCGTTCGGAGTTCACTTAATAGACGTGCATAGAGGGGGCAGTACATATCTTCTGCCGCCGCCTTCTTGAAGACGAGGCGCATAAACTCTTTCGTAAAATCGGTCTGGCCGCTATCAAGAATCTGATAGAGAAAGTCGCGCACATCTGTATAGGTTGATGCACTGAATTTATTCAATTTATTTAAGATAATTGTGTTAAGAATTGTATCATCAATACCAGCATCTGTATTCTTGAAGCGACTCTGGTATTTCTGATTTTGTACAATTGGCCCCTGGGCCCCTTGGCCTCCATGAGTCCCGTTACCCCCCTGGTGTTCAGCAGGAGGGGTATTCTTCCAACGATTATTTGATGGGAGTTGAACCGGATGTTGCGTATGTCCCTGTTGACGTGCTCGTGATGGATTGCTGGTATTTCCGGAAATACCACGTCTCCAATTTGGTACTGCAGCCTCATTCTCATGAAGAAGGTGATCAATCGCTCGTAACTTTGATAAAACCTCTTCAGTTACTTGAGGTGCGCGATGTCTTAAAGTAAGAATCGCTTGAATGGTCTCTTCGGTGCTTCTTGCTGAAGCCATCGCTAGTGTATACTTCATTTTCTTTCTTTTAAATCATGCGCACGCGGTCCTTTATCAAATTTAACTCCTCTTGCTTGAAAAATGGATATCAGATCTGAAATGGGTTCAGATGAGTGGCTCAAGCCGCTTGGCTTTCAACTTGATGAGACACGTGCACTTTTTCTAAAAACAATTCAAACTCTGAAAACAACGCCCGAGGCCATTCGCACCGTACAAGAACCTATTCATCGACTGCGTGAAACTGTTCTTGTTACAAACGTCGAAAAGGTGAATCGTCTTTTTTTTGAACTGAAGGGATTTGAAGAGAAACTCACCGAATTTCGTACGCAGCCAAAGGAATGGGAGGCGGAGAGTCTCTCTCAACTCGTATTTACACAGGAATGGTCGCGACCTCTGAATGAAGTGCCTTTTCTACTTCCTGCCCTCTCCATCTTCAAAATCTACGTAGTCCCTTTTTTTGCTGTATTAATTCCGCTGATTGCATGGATTCTACCATTTATCATTCTCAGATTTTTCTTCAAGATTCCCATGCCATTTGATACATATTTGACCACGTTGTCGTCAATGTGGCTCGGTGGAAAACTCTGGTCAACAATGAATATAGGGGAACGGGCGCGTATTCTCTTTCAAACCTGTTGGACCGCCTTTGGCATGATTCAGGGTGTGATTCAACCCATTCAACAAGCATTCCACATGAAAAAAATAGATGACCAGATTCTTGAACGCGGTCAGTTCTTCCAGGCGTATTGTGCTAAACTCAAGGAGTTTTTTACGACCTATAGCGCAGTGACAGGTCGCACAATTTCATGTCCTCACCTCGATATCTGGCCAACTGAAGAGCCGCGCCAACTCTATGCATATGTTCGTGACCACCCTACAGATCTTTCATGGATTACACACACACTTGCAAAACATGAAATTCAGTGGTGTCTTGCTATCTGTCCTGAACTCTGTTTTACAAAACTCACTCGCACACAGGGCCCTTCTTGTAAATTGATCAACTTTTTCGATCCGAGTATACCGGCTGAGAAGCGGGTCACTTCTTCCTTCATTTCCCGCGGGCACACGGTCTTGACTGGACCAAATAAGGGCGGAAAATCCTCTATCCTACGGGCTCTCCTGCTGAATGTCTGGCTTTCACAGACATATGGCGTTGCATTTGCTACAGCGGCTACACTCACTCCATTTTCCTGGATTGAATCGGGCCTTCGTCTTGTTGACCAACCTGGAGCCCAGAGTCTTTTTGAACGGGAACTTGCATTTGCATCCAAAGTTCTACGGCGAAGCAAATCGTCTGAACAGGGACTTCTTCTCTACGATGAACTTTTCCATAGTACAAATCCTCCCGATGGAACAAAAACCGCAAAGAGATTTTTAGAAAATTTATGGACATCTGATTCTGTGCTGAGCGTTGTCAGTACACATGTGTTTGAACTCGTAGAGACTTCTCCTAAATATGTACAGCGGCTCTGTGTTCCCGCAAGTCTTTCAGATAGTGGTATCCGTTTTTCGTTTACACTCGTACCCGGTATTTGTAAAGTTAGCAGCGTTGAAGAACTTTACAAGAAATTCGGATTTCCTGCTGCGGGCAATTCGAGCACCTTAAGTTAAGATTCCCTAGCAGAATAATGAACTCTAGCGGTTTTACGGAATCTCTGACGATTGGTATTACGCTCACACTTGTCTTTGGTGCTGTCTGTTTCTATCTCTACAGCCGCCTAGTTCAGAATGAAAAGCGGGTTTCACTCATTGAGAGTATTCTGCTCGATGTAAAGATGTCAATGGAGATGGTCGGCCAGGGACATGGCTCTCATAATGACCATGGTCATGACGAAATGGCCGTTGAACAGGTTGAGGCGGTCTCTGCACCTGAGCCCCTCAGCCAGACTGATGTAGATAGTTCTGAGGAGGAACTTTACAAGGATGTTCTCCAGCAGGTTGAGCGTCAGCCTGAGATGAAGGCATTTGAGGTGACTGATTCCAAGGTGACCCCGAAGACGGAACCGGTTCAGGTGACTAAGGTCAGTCCGACCTATGAGTCAATGTCTGTGAAGGAACTGAAGGACCTTGCCAAGAAGCGCTCTCTCAAGGTACCTAGCGGAGCAGGTCGCAAGGAACTGACCGAGGCTCTTCGTAAGGGTGATGTACCTGCCTCCGTGCCTGAGGGAGCACCCCCTGCCATTGAAGGTGCACTTCTTGAGGAGGATGCCGAACTCACATCTTAAGGAGATATAGATGGACGCGAAACTCTTCCGCCTTCCAACGGAACCGACCTATTATACAAATCTTTCTGAAAGTCAATCGAAGCAGGCTTTTGTTCAACGACTCACGCCAAAGGGTGTCTATGCAATTGCACCTGTACCTGATGCACGTTACCCCGGTTGGGCAGCACCTATGCAGGATGCTGCCGTATTAACTGACTACAGGACGCATTGCAGTGGAAATATTCCTGCTGGAATGCAATATTCAGTCCACCTCTGGTCACAGAGGAATACGGATGCTATTATCAATCTATCGCGTGAGCGCCAGAGTATCAATACGGGAGCCAATCTGGGTTTCGATAATACAATTGTACCACCCCCTGCAAGCGTAGTACAGTGTGATGCTTTCGGATGCTCAGGATACAACACAAATCTCCGAAACGGAATTGGCCAGGAGCGCCAGGAGCACCTACCTGCACTGTTTGGAACCTTCAATACGAATGTTCCCCTACAGACTCAGGAAGTTCCTCCTGTGACTCGCCGCTTTGAAGGTGGTCGCAACTCTGCTCGTGGCCGCTCCTTTGAGGCGCTCGGGTCAGGCGGTGTTGGCTCTGCGAATGTTAAAGGCACTTTCATACGCGCTGCTTAAGCAATCATTAAATACTAAAACAGAATGAACAAAGGTACACTCTGTTTTGATATTGGAATTAAGAATCTTGCCTGGTGCATCACTACTGTAGCAGGTGAGCAGATTACCATCAATGGGTGGGGAAACTATAATCTACTGGAGGAGCGCGCCTCAGATGAAGCCGGTACAAAGGCACCTTCATGTGCCTCCTGTAGTGCGAAGGCGCGATTCAGTTCAGCCACTGGACTCTCGTGCGCCCGCCACGTACCTGCTTCTGCTCCTCTTTTGAAGGATGCCAGTGGTAATCTCTTTACAAAGATTCCTGGGGCTCCGCAACTTCGTGCAATTCTCACTGAAAAGGGTGTGAAGCCGATGCCAAAGACAAAGGATGCCATGGTGGCCGCCGTTCAGGCATTTGCTTCACTACCGGTTGTGAAGATCAAGGTGCCTCATGCAGCCGCAATTGATGTTGCACAGATTCACGATGCAATTCGGACCTTTGTAATAAAAGAACTCAAGCCATTTTTTGGTATTCTAGGAGAGGTTCGTCTGGAAAATCAGCCCGTTCTGAAAAATCCGGTAATGAAAACGGTCCAGATGCTTCTCTATGCAACTCTACGGGATGCTTTTCTTAATGCGGGTCATCCGACTATTCCTTTCAAACTGGTTCACGCAGGCATGAAGGTCAAGGGAAAGGCAACAGGAACAGCAGGATATGCAGACCGTAAGAAGGGTTCAGAGGATCGCACAGAAGCCGCACTTGTGAAGACAACAGTTGTCCGAGGAGCGGAGTGGCTGGCCTTTTTCAAGGGAAATAAGAAGCGCTCTGATCTTGCAGATGCATTTTGCATGTGTCTTGATTCGATGCCTGCGGTAAAGCCTGCTTAAAAAGTCCTTGGAAATTCAA